AAATTTGTTAATGAAATTTCAAAATTAGCTAATTGTTCACCAGTATAACCCTGTGAATATAAATGAACCATAGCAATTTTATATAATTCAGAAGTAATAATTCTTTGAATTCTTTCAATTGTTCTTGCAAATCTAATATCTTGGGCGGCTAATGTAGCTTTACCTTCCAAATTTTCATCGTAACCCATAAAAGCTTTAGGTACTTTTAGGGCGGCAAATAGTTTATCTCTTAGATAATTTACGTCGGTAATACCATCATATTGTAAGCCAGGTGTAGTTTCAATCTTAGTAGATGAATCATTTCCCCTAACTGGGATGTAAAAATCTTCTAGTGAGTTCTGTAGATTATATTTTAGATTGTAGTCACCAGTTTGTGGATCAACATATGGAGTTCTTTTTAATTTAGAAATAGTTTTTTCCATAAATGCTTCTACTTCATTAGGTGGAATAGAACCAATATTTAAATAAAAAATACGTTTTTCAGGAGCTCTTACAATACGATGGACTAACATTGCATCCTCCATTAGTGTGTACTGTTTAAATAACTTACGAGCTGGTTCTATATAACTTCTACCATAAGGTAAAAAATTAACATCAGTAAGCAATCTAAAATGAGCCATTTCATAATTATCAAAATAAATTGATCCAGCTTGTTCGTAATTTTGTTGATTAGGAACATTATAGTATCCATAGTCACTAGCTACTACCCCATCAGGATCAAATTTGAATACTACTTTAGAAGGGTTTTCTGGATCTGAATGTTCTAATCTTTCAATATTAAAAGCAGAATAAGGTATTACATTGTATACTCCAAATCCTTCGGCAATTTCTAATTTTAAAAAGAAATCACCATATTTACACATATTACGAATCCATGGCCAAAGGTTAAATTCAATATTTAAAACATCATAGAATAAATTATATAATATTTTTTGTATATCTTCATCAGGAGATTTAATATGGAGTACTTCCCCCATATCGTTTTTTAATGTTGATTCATCAGCTATAATATCTAAGGCGGACGCAATAATGGCATCTGTATCCATTGCATCATATTCTGAATATAATGTAGGTCTTAGGGTTCTATAATTAAACGAAACCTGTTGACCATATAAGGATGTAAGATTATTAGTATAAATTTTATTAAATCTATCTATAAGGGAATTAGTTTGTATGTTCCCTGATACCTGGATATGTTGAGTATCAAATGTTTTAAGTTGATTATTACCAACGTTTCTTATAATAACATCCGAAGAAAACAATCTTTGTAATCTCGAAAAAAGCCCTTTATCTGCCATAATTTATATTTAAATAAGCCAAGTTATATTTTCTTTTTTCCCATTAATCTCCATCGAGTAGGGGTTTTGTGTTTTTCCACTTACTACACCTGGAGTGTAATAATCATTTTTACTAACATTTCCAAGAGCTGCTTTAGCTCTATCCATAGATTCTTGTTGAAATTTGAGTGAAGTATCTCTTAAAAACATAGCAATTCCAAATGCCATAATTAGGTCATCATTATAACCTACTTGTGCTTCGGGTCTACCATTTTTCCATATAAATACTTTCATTTCTTCTAAAAGCCTTCTAGAACGAATAGTTACACTTCTATCTCCTACAAATTCTCTAAATTTATTAATAATTAAAGGTCTTGTCCTCATAGACATAGTAAAACCAGGAACCATTTCAGAATTACCCTCATATGTTTGGAGATAAGATTCTGCGGTTAATTTATCGGATTTAGGAGAATGGTATAAATTTACATATCCTCTTTCTCTTATAGCGTCAATTGTAGCCCACCCAATATTAGCATTTTCAGGACATAGCATAGCATTATTATATTCCGCTGCTAAGCCAACTAAAAAATATCCAAATTCTTTTGGAGGTAATTGACCTTTAAATTCTGCTACCTGAGTATTAGTTTCGATATCAATTACATGAGCAGTAGAAAAATCTTTACCATCACCTCTAGCAACATCAGCAGTAATTAAATATTCCCGTGCATAATCCGCGGATTCCCATATCCATAAGTTTTGATCAACTCCTCTTCTTTCAACTGGGTTTTGGATTGTAGTTTCTTTAATAAATTCTATCCACTCACTATAGAATACTACATCCCCAGATGTGTTAAAATCACAATCACACTCTTGGGCCGCAATACGAGGATCACCTAATAAATCATCTTGTCTATCTCTCCATAATTGATCTCTTTCGGGGTGAACCATCCAAGGTAATCTGATAGGTAAAAATTCATTTTCTTTGGCTTCAGCCTTAGTCCACATTTTATGAAACCAATTACCAGTTCCATTAGGTGTAGAAAGTACAATTGCACCCCCTCCAGTTGATAAAGTTTGTTGAGCTGAAGCCCATATATTATCTATACCCTCAATAAAAGCAGCTTCATCTACTACTAACATAGAAACGGCTTCAGATCTACCAGCATCCGAAGCAGCTGAAGTGGCTTTTATTTGTGAGCCATTTGTTAATCTAAGAGTTAATTTATTATTTTCCTCTGTAGAAATTTGTAACCAAGAAGGTAAATTATCATACATAAATTTAACTTTGGTAACTAGATTTTTAGCTGTTTCTTGTTTAGTAGCAACACACAATACATTTTTACCTTCATGAAATAACATTAACCAAAGAGAATACCCCGCAGTTAAAGTTGAAATACCTAACTGTCTGGATTTTAGTATTAGGGAATAAGGATTATCTTTAAATAATTGTAATACTTTTTCTTGAAATGGATATAAAGTAAATAAAATTTTCCCTCGTTGGGGGTGTTGAATAAAACAGTATTTTTTCATAAAATGTACAGGATCCGTTGCACATTTAATATATTCTTGGCGGATTATTTTTTTTAGATCCTGTGACATGGTTTAGAGGAGAGCTTCTACCTCTTTTTTCATAGCGGTGAGCTCTTTTAATCTGTTAAGTAATTCTTGTTTTTCTTCTCCTTCAGATTTTTTCCATTGGTTAACTACTGTTTTCATTTCACGAGTAATTTTACCCAATTCCTTTGCTAATGAAGCTACAGAATCACTTTTTAGGTCAGAAGATTTGGGTTCATCATCTTGTTCTGATAAAGCGTCTCCCACTTCGTCAGCTAAATCCCGTGTTTTTTCTAATTCTGCATTAAGATCTTCTTGAGCCTCAATGTCTTCTGGGTCAGCTTCAGATAAAATTGATAAAATTTCTTCCCTAATTGTTTCTTTTAATTGTGGTTTAGTGAATCCCATTTCAAGTTTATTTATAAATATTAAGGAAATAATACCTCATTTATTTGTTTTAAACGTTGTTCTGTAGTCCCACTAATAGTAGTAAAATCCTGTATTTGATCTCTATATTCAAATAATAATTCTCTAATAGTGTTATCTATTTTTTCTCTATATTCTTCATCTATTGTTCTAACACCATTATCTTCTATAATAGTACCTTCAGTAGAAACATAAAAAATATGATCATAATCTTTTAACATAGTAGAAGCAAAATCACAAAATTTATTAGCATCATCTTCACTAATTGAATCAGCACATTTAGCAAATGCCATTACATCAATAATAGTTCTATCTGTAATAATATTTTCATTCAATAATTCACTAGCTCTCTCTGCTAAGAATACTGATTGACCTTTTACTGTAGAATCAGTATTTAATGGAATACCTAAATCTCTTAAATATTTAGATCGTTCAGTAGTAAACTTATAATTAATAAATTCTACTTCATATTCTAATGCCTTAACTAATGTAGTTTTACCTACAGACATTGTACCACATAATCCAATTTTCATAATATAAATTTATGTTCTAGCACCAGTTTGTTTGCCCAAAGCTGTTTTATGGAATGGAACACCCTTTCTTTCTCTCATTAACTCTTGATATTCCTCAAACCCATATTCTATACCATAAAGATAATAAGCCTTTCTTGCCCCTCCACGTCTTTCAATAGGTTCAATAGCAGGACCATCATATCTATGAAACTTAAATGCTTTATCCTTGGGTCCTTTAGCTAAATACATCCTTTGACCGTTAGATGTAATGGTTTTGTACTCAAATTTTTCGTCTGACATATTTTTAATTTAATAATGATTCTGCTATATAAATACCTTGTGCTCCTGAAACTGT